AATCTGAATAAAGTCTTCATAATTTTCATACATATAAGAGCTTACATATTCAAATAATAATTCAGCCATGTAATTATAGCCAAGAGCATTATAATGACCTTCTCTCTTATTTGCAATAATGAAACCTGAATTATATTCATTTAAGAATTTTTGATTTAAATCAATGCAATAAACATTTTCTAAAGTGGCCATGTATCTGATAGCTTCATTATAAGAACCATAATTTGAAGGTATAGTTAAAACAAATATTTTAGCTTTTGGCTGAACTTGTTTTATATATCCAATTATTTTTGCATAATTTCCATAGAATGTATCAGGATTTGTTGTAAAATCTTCATGAACATCAGCTGAAGTTCCAAGAGATACAGATCCAGGATCATTTACACCTAATCCAATAAAGTAAGCATTACATTTATTAGCTGGAGTTAATAATTTATCTATACCCCAATCAGTTCCAGATTGTAAAAATGTTCTAGTTGTTGCTCCACCTTTTGAAAAGTTTACACAAGTCATTCCATGATTTCTTGCAATGAATTGGCCCCATGAATAATCATAATTATCAACATAAACATTAGATCCAGAATTATTTGCAACAGCTTCTCCACTTGCTAAGCTATCTCCAATAGCTCCAAATTTAATAAATGAAGAAAATAGATTTTTTTGATAATCTGTTTTTTCTTCAGGTTTAAGAACAATATAAATATCTGATAAACCTCTCATTTGTGAACATATAGAAACATAGCAATTAGAAATTGCTTCATATTCAACATCATATTCTCCTGTTCCAGATGTTTGTTTAATAGTTGAAATATATGTTCCATCTGATTCAACAAGTCTTAAAAGTGAAATGACATTTCCTTCTCCTCTTCCATGAAATCTTAAAATTTCTCCTGAATATAATTGAATCGGATCTGATACAGAATAATTAGGATTTTCAAGTAAATCTCCAGCATTAGCATAATGTTTTGCATTAGTATCAAAATTTGTTTCTGGAATTCTATAACCTTTCATTTTTTCATAAATATCATTTCTTGCTTCATTTTCATCAATAAAACAATATAAATAATTATTAGCATTTAAAATTGTTAAATCAACATACATATCAAAAGGAGCTTTAAATTTATAAACATTTAAAACATTACCAATGTTTTGAACTTTTAAATAGCTTAATGGTGCAATTGGTGTTTCATCATCATAAATAGCTGTAATAATTGAAACAGTTGAAGAGCCACCATTTGAGCAAAAATAAATTACTTCATTTTCTTTTAGTTCAATTGCATTAGATAATGAATAACTAGCATTTGGAGATTTTGTACCAGCTGAGTCACGATAATATCCAGAAGTAAAAGACAATGCTGGGACTCTTATTCCAATTGAATTTCTTAATTTTTCTTCAAGTTTATTAGCTGTAACAGTATCATCACCAATTCCAGTTGATTGATAAGTTCCACCAGCTGTCCAATTTGTACCATCATAATAATACCATTTTCCATCTGTTAATAATAGATAAATTTTAGTTGTGTCTGTCATTTGACCGCTTGAAGCAACAGGAATTGGAGAACCTGAAGCAAGTGACGTAACTTTGTTATTTATTGCAATTAATTGATTATTTACACTAGTTTCAATTTCATTATATCTTTCAGTGTAAGTATTTTCTAAATTAGCAAAATAAACAGAAAGAGTTTCCTGAAGAACACCAGTTGAAGCCATTTCATCTAATTTGTTATTTATTTCTTCTTGAACATCTAAATTATCAAAATAATTTGTTACATAAGAATTAAGTTCAATATACAAATTTTGTAATTCTTGAACAGCATTTCCATTTTGATTTACTGTTGGAATAACAGTTTCTTCCAAATATTTACAAAGCCAAGCCAAAGTTACATAATAACTCATTGAATCTTTATAACTTGTTGGAATTATTCCTAAGTTTTGAATAACTTGAGGAAATTTTACTTCAGCAACCACTTGAGATGGAACTGAAGGATTTGGAGTAATTTGATTAGCCATTTTTTATTTCCTTCCTTTCTTATTAATATATAATCATAAAAAGATCTTCAAGTTCTTGAATTATTTCATAATCAATAGCTCTTATATTATCTCTGAATTGTTGTACCATTCTTTGAGCTGTTGCTGAAACACCTGAATTTCCTTTTACTCTTTTAGTATAATTTTCTTCTGAATTATTAGTTGCTTCTCCTTCAGAAGCTGAAGTACCAGTTGCATAATCTCCAGCTAAAATTGAAGCTTTTGAAATTTGGCCCTGTGGAGTATCTGATCCAACATTTAATCCAGATGAATTTCCTTCTGAATCAATAGTTCTTTCCATTGTTTCTGTAAAATCAACATTTACTAAAGGATCATATTCAATAGAAGCTGAATAAATTAATGGAAGTTTTGATTCCATGATTTCTTTCATAGTAATTTTTACTTTATGTTTAAATAATCCCATAGTTTCAAATCCAATTTGTTCCATTAAATAATGATCTACTATTTTTGAAGCAAGTTTATCTTTATTCCAGATTCCAGCTTCTGTAATTACATCAATTTGATCTTGAGTTAAGAAATCAGAAAGCTGATAATCTTTAAACCAGCCTTCAACTTCTGCTCTTGTATAGAAATTATTAATAATTTCATAAAGTGTCATTGTATAGTTTTCTGTAATCATACTTCAACACCTTCTTCCTCTGAAATTTCCTCTTTATCATCTGGAGAAGTATAATCTGAAACAATTGATTCCATTTTCTTAATAGTATTTTGTAAATCAGATCTTACTCTTACAGAAATTTCTTTTTCTCCAGTCAAGCCAAATAGTTCATTGAAATCTTTACAAGCTTCTTTTCGAGGAATTAGGAAGCTTTGAAGATTTAAATTAATTACTTCATTATTTTGATTTGTTTCATCTGTAACCATTCTTTCTTTCTTTTCATTAAGATTATTAATTCCAAGAAATGTTAATAGTTCATTCCAGATTCCTTTTTTATAATCTTGAAGTTTATCAGCAATAAATTCAGCTTTGGTATCAATTGAAGTAATATCATTTAAATCAAATTGACCTTTCTTTCCAACAATAACAGGCTGATTTCCATCATATTGAGCATAAGCATTGACCATTGAAAGCTTTGTTTTATCAGAAGCCATTATAACAATTGGAGATTTTGTACTATTAATATTAATGTCAGAAGATCTTTCAGCTTTATACATACGATAAGCAAATAATTCCATTGAAGAAAAAGTTGATTCTTTATCCTGACAATTTAAAACTAAAATACATGAATCTTTTTTAGCTTCTTCATTTGCAAGTCCAGTATATAATTTTCTAATAGAAGAATAACCATAACTGAAGCAATTAATACTTGTTGGAAGTCCATAAATGTTTAAATTTCCTGAAGGAGTGGAAGCTGTGTTTATAAATCCGATATTCTTCATCATATAATAAAGAAGCTATCCCATTATAGTAAAGAACTTCTTCAAGAAAACGAGGATCCATTCCCTTTGGAAGGTTTACCCATTCAAACATTGAAAGACACAATTTTTTAAAACATCTTAAATAAAAATCAAAAGTGATATCATTTAAAACATTATTTTCAATAAACTGTGAATTAGCTGTTTTTAAAACAGGTTTCCTATTTTTAGCCATTTAAATTTTCTCCTTTCTTTAAAATTTACTATAATTATTATATATTAAAATATAAAAATTATCTATTGTTTTGAGAATAATCCAAGAAAGTTGCTGGATTATGCCATAAAGTAACACCATTATTAAATATAGCTTTGAATTCTTGTAAATCTTCTTGAGGAACATTTGAAGTTGATTTTTGTAAAACATTCAATCCCATAGTTTTTACATAATTCCAATTTGGCCTTCCTGTAATATTTGGAAGTTTTACTTTGTTTGTTTGATATCCATACATATCAAAATACATATCAATTCTTTCTGCAAATTGTCTTTTAATTGAATATCTTGTAAATATATCTTGATTATATAAATCATAACCAAGTAAAGTTGCATTTGATCCACCAACATTTCCAGTATTAGGAAGCATTGAAGTTTTTTGAACTTGAGCCATTGTTTGTTTAATATCATAATCATGATTTACACTATTTCCATAAGTATCTAATAAAAGATTTGCTGAATCCATTGCAAATCCACCAAGATTCAAAGTCATTGCATTGCTTATTTGTTTTCCCATGTAATTTGCTGAATCTTTTGCAATTCCAAGTTCATAATTAAATTGATCTCTTTCAAGATTTAAATTTACAATATCAGAATTTTGAGCTAACCAATTTGAAAAATAATCTGATTTCCATGAAATAGAAGGATATCCAGAAACAACAGCTGATTCAGAAACATTTACTCCAGAAACGCCTTTAAAGTTTTTTGGAACAAAATAAACATTTGGATTTGGATTTATTTCTGAAACAAGTTTAAATTGAGGAACACCATTTTCAAAATCTTCATATTTAAATACTTTATTAGTTCCATTTGTTGGAGTAAAGCCTAAATATTGAAAAGGATATTGTCTTAATTTCTGATTTCGAGGAGTATATCCATTAAGAGAATTTGGAATTCCAGTTAATGAAAATTCTCTTCCATTTGAATAAAATTGATTATTTACCCAAAATCCCCAAACTTGATACCTATCATCTAATTCATCAATTGTATAATCTGGATCCCAGCCAAGAATTGAAACTGTTGGAATAGAATAAACAGCTTTAATATCTCCACCATATCCAGCATTATCAATAGTTCTTATCATTTCCAAAACTTTATTCATATTTCCGATATAATACCAAAGTCCAGAAGCTATTCCATTTACAAAGCAACCATTATATTGAGAAGTTCCTCCTCCAACATCTGAAGGATCTCTTCCATAAGCTATAACATAACAAATTCCAAGTCCTTTTATTGAAGTTGAAGCATTTTCAATAACTTCTCCAAGCTCTAAATTTTCTGGAACTAAATTTGCTCCAATTCCATCTTCATTTACATTAATATGTTCTCTTTCAATAAATGAAGCATAATAATTTACATCAAATTGATAAGTTTGAAATACATCTGTTTTAATATAAACTTTAGTTGAATTTGGAGATAGCCATTCCATTTTTATAATAAAAGCATAATACCATTTTGTTGAAAAGTTTTCATTCTGATACATACAATAATTATATCTGATTAAATTATCAAAACAATCATTTATTACAACGTATCCATCTTTTCTTATATAAGTAACTTTATCATATTCCTTCTGATCCTGAATAAATCTAAAATATTGAAATTGAGCATTAGGATTAGCAAAAGTTAATTGATTTTTCATATCAATTTCAATTGGAACATTTAAAAGCACAATTTCATTATTTGGAGCTATAACCATAATATTTTTATTTCCTTTCTTCCTATTTTAAAAGGGAAGGAAGAAATTAAATCTCCCTTCCCTTCTAATAGGATTTATTTGAACAACTGAATTTGTTTAAATTAAACATCAACAGTAACTGCAAGAGTTCCAGTAACTTCTCCAACTGTTGCTGTGATATTTGTATCTCCATCAGCAACTGGAGTGATTGTTATAACTTTATTTTGTGAATCCTTTTTAGCAACTGTTGCTTTTCCAGTAGCTGAAGAAGCATAAGTAATAGAAGCATTTGCTGAATATGGAGTTGTAACAACTTCAACATCTGTTGCTTTTGTGATTGTTAAAGAAGTTTTTTCTTCTCCATCAACTATAAATTTAAATCCTGTTGGATTTACTGTTGCTTCTGTTGTGGCAAAAACCATACAATTTGCAAATAAGCTGAATTCATATAATTTTATGTTGTTAAGGAAGTATTGCATAGCTCTGTTGTTGGCGTTGTATCCATTCTCCATGAATTGATCAACAGGTTTAATTTTAAACCAAGAACGATCTGCAATAACACCAAAGATATTAGATCCATCAAATATCTTATTACCTTCATCATCATAAACATCGAATGAGTCAACTGGATAAATGTTGCCTAATAAGACGGCGCGATCTATTTGGAAAGCGTTGGCCATGACTTCGACATCAAGTTCACTTCTTACATCATTTCTAATTAATAAAACTATATCTTCTGGATTTGACCATGTTGTAATTGGACGACCACTTCCACCAACTTTGCTCCAAGCATTATATTTTGTAGTTGGCATTTGGAAATCCAAGAACAATTGTCTTGCTTTTTTAGTAAAAGCTTTAGCAAGATCTGCTGAAGTTAATGGAGATGAAACTTGTTCAACATTTACCATATTTCCAGCATAAGCACTTGATACAAGAGCTTTAGTCCATTTGAATTCATCAATATACATTCCATTATATAATGAATTTGTAAGACCAGTAATGAAAGAATCTAAATTCTCCCAAGATACAAAAGCTTCTTTTAATTTTGTTCTAATAACTGTTAAAGGATATTGAATATCCATGTTTTTAATTAAGTATTGAACTTTTACATCAGCTTCATATTTTTGAAGGATTCCAGCAAAATCATCTGGATTGTATTGTCTTCCTTTAGCTGGATTTACATAAATTTCTTGACCAGCATATCCTAAAGGCATAACAGCACCTTCTAATCCTCTTAAAGGATTATTGAACATTTTTGTTTCAATTTGTGTATAAACTATCCTATTTACTAAAGCATTACAAAATTCATTGTAAACTTCTGGATAAGTTAATACAGGAGTAGCAAGAACTGAAATATCTGTATCATCTTCTAATATTGGAATGTATTGATGATAGATTTCAGAGCTTACTTGTCTGATTTTGTTTAATGAGTTTTTAAGTCCTTTTGGTAACATAACTTTTCATTCCTTTCTTTAAATAAATTTTTATTTCAGGAAGTTGCCTTTTTTATCAAAGCAATCATTCCAAGAAATCTTTTCTTCTTCATCAGGATCTTTTGTTCCTTTTGAAGTATTTTTTGGAGTTTCTTCTGGAACTCCAACTTGTCTTAATAAACTAGAATTAGCAAAAACTAATTTTTGATTCAATTCTTCTTTTTCTCTTATAGTATTATCTCTCTTTTCAATTTCTTTATTCATATTAATATTATCTGAAATTAAATTTCCAAGATCATCAGCTATAATAGAAGAATTTTCTTTTCCTAGCTTTTCCTGAAGTCCATCAATTATTTTTTTGAAATCTTCATTTTTCATAAAACTTCTCTCCTTTATTATATATTTAATTTAAAATTAATTCAAGTAGTATGTACTACTTTTTCCATATCTCCATTTCCATTTATTTCCTGATTTTGTAAAATAATCAAACCAATATTGAGCTTTATTTTTTAAATCCTGTAAAGATAAAGTGTTATAAGCATAATTATCAATCCAACTTTGTGAAAGAATATCAATTGAGCTTGAACTTTCTGAAAATTGCTGAAGTGTCATTCCAACATCAGCCCAAGCCAAATCATATTGTCTATACCAACAAATCCTTCCAATTGAATTGTCAATTATAGTATAATCTGAATCAGCAACCCACTCTCCATGATCATCAACCCAATCAGTAAATTCCCAATATCTCCAACCAAGTAAACTGAATGGAGAATCATTTGTTGTATATGGCTTCCATGCTGAATTTAATGTACTTACTAAATCCATTGCTCCAACTACAACAGATATTGATTCTAATGACCAGCCTACACCTTCTAAATAATTTCTGATATAATTTGCATTTTCATTTTTTCTATCTCCATCAGGAAGACTTCCTGTATATCCTGGAGCTGTACTCCAAAACCATTTTCCATTAAATAATCTATGATAAAAAGGCCCTGTTGGAGTATCTTCTCCGAGGAGTTGGAGGAGTTGGAGGATCAGGAGGAGTTGGAGGAGTTATTCCACCATCATAATTTACAACAGTTCCTGAAACATTTGGAATTCCTAAAGCTGTTGAAGGATTTTGAAATGCTGAACAAGTCCAGTTTGGAGAAGTTGAATATTCTAAATGCAAATGAACACCATGAGCACCAGATCCAGTTTCTCCCATTACTCCCAATGCTGTTGAAGTATTTACAGGAGTTCCAGCACTTATTGAATAAACTGAAGATAAATGACAATATCTCCAATACATTCCAGAAGAATCTTGAATAACAACTTGATTTCCAAGTACATTAGTCCACTCTGATTTTATATATGTTCCAGAAGCAACAGCAAAAACTTCTGGAAGAGAAGAATATCCATTTCTTGCAAAGTCTGTTCCAGTATGAAATCCACAAGCTTTCCATGAAGAGCCTGTTTGACCATAAACACCTGTTAAAACAGTTGATTGATGAACAGGAGAATTTCCAATTGTTACAGTTGCCATTTTAATTCTCCTTTCTTAATATATGTTTTTCAACTCTTATAATATCTCCAGCTCTTAATTCATCAATATTAGTTAAATGATTTATTTCAATTAATTCTTTACAAGACATATTAAACTTTTGAGCAACTTCACAAATATGATCTCCAGTTTTCCATTCATAAAATTGAGCCATTGTTTTTTCTCCTTTACTTACATATTGATTTTAAAACTTCAAATTGAAATTCTTTCTTTATTCCTTTATCATAATAATGAAAAGCTAAACCATAAGTAAATTGTTTTTCAAAACATATCTTTCCAATTATTTCAGATTTTCTTTCTAAAAATTCTGAATTATCAATCCAAAATTGTTTCTTATCAAATTCAACTAATGAATTTTTTCCATCTCTTGCTCTTGTATCTTTTACAGGAACATACATTATTTCATTCTTTTTATAATTAATAGGAGCCTCTTTTTTCTTTTTTCTTAATACTCCAAGAACATTTTTATAATCATGTTTTACTTTTTGAACTTTCTTCTTATTATTCCAATTTAAATCATAAGAATAAAAATAAGATGTTGTTCCTTCTCCAGTACAAATAGCAACATGACCAGCTCCCTTTCCTCTTTTCTCATTCCAAACAAAAATATCTCCTTTTTCTGGAATAAATTCTGGAGTATTTTTTATCTTTATGAAATTTTCATAAAGTAATTTTTTCTTTTCAAATCCTGTATAATAATCAATTGCATTTCCAAAATTTAATGGGATATTTATTTCAAAACATTCCTTCATATATTTTTTAATTAGATCAACACATTGAATTCCTGAAACATGATCTACATCAAAAGAAGTTCCATCTACTTCTTTAATAAATTCTTCATAACTTTTCATTTTATTCTCCTTCCTTCTTTACTTCTTCAGTAAATTCAGTAAGTAATTTTTCAATTGCCTTTTCAAGCTTTTTAGGAATAGGAAGTTTACATCTATACATATTCTTTAATATTGAAAGAGCTTCAAAAATTATGAATAATATATTAAATAAATCTCCTATTCCTACAAACTTTAAATTAAGAAATGATAAAATTTCTTCTGGAACAAATCCAACAAAGTTTAAATCTATAATTCTATCAATTATAAATAGAAAGCAATCTGAAAGAATCATTCCAGCCTTTCTTATCATTCCATCAATTCCAATTGTTGAATTAAGTTTTCTTTCCTTTATAGCTCTTAATATTCCAAATACAATATCAAAAATTATAAAGATTAATAATAATTTTATGTTTGAATTTTCTAATAAATGAACAAAATACTTTTCAACCATTTTATTTTTCTCCTTTGCTAAAGTTTATCTTTTACAATTTAATTATAACATTAATAATTAAATTTTGAAATAATTTTCTGTTCTTTAATAGAAAACTCTGTTGGAGTTAAAATAACTCCTCCTCTTACATGTTTGAATGAAAGTTTTCCTGAAGCTGTAAATCCAACTTCAAAATCTTTTAATTTAAATTCTTTTTCAACTTCTTGTTCTTTTCCTGAAATATCCATTTCATAAGTTTTATAAAATAAAGAATCTTTTATTCCTTCTTTTTTATACATGCACTTTTTAGGAAGCCCAGCACAAGTTATATTATATTCTCCATGAAATTTTTCAACATAACATTTTTGCCTTACAAACTTTGCTTCTTCAAAGCTTGATTCATGTTTCCAAGCTCCAAGCTTTACATCATCAATTTCACAAAATTGTTTTAATTCTTCAATAGGGAGTAAAGTATGAATTGAATCTGTATCAGAATAACAATAAAGATCCTTTCCATATTTTGCTATTGAATAATCTTTAATAGCTTGAGAAGTTCTTATTGTTTTTTCTCTTGCATAAGAAGTAACAAATACTCCTATTGGAATATATATTCCCTTCTTTTCTTCTTCTTCAGTAATTGAATATTTTACAACTCCATTTTCTGAAAGATATGGAACTTTTGATTTTACTTCTAATGAAGTTGCAAATTTTCCATAAAGAGAATTGAGCATTAATTTGGCCAAAGTTCTCATTCCTTTATTTCCATTTTGTGTAGATTCAATTTTTACTTTTATCCATTTATCTATATATTTTGTAAATAATCCATACATTCCTTTAAATTTCCAACCATTAATAAATTCTAAATCATATACATTATAATTTTCAAAAAATAATTCCATATCAATATTTGTTAATACTAAATTAATAATATTTCCATTACTTGATGTTACATATTCATTTGGAAGATATTCCCATTTATAATGCTTATCTTTTAATTGAATTGTAGGAATTTTTCCTTTTTTTAATTCAAAAGAACATGTAAAACTTTGTATATATAAAGGATAATAATTATCTTGTTCATATTTTCCATTAAATAAAATTCCTTCTCCAAAAGGTAAAAGTTTTTCATACATAACAGAAGGATAAAGACTATTTACATCTAAAACAACTCCACCTCCAACTTCTTTTCCTTCATATTCAGGATTTAAATAAGTAAATCCCCCTTTATAAGCTTTTCTTATATCTTTATCAGCCCACTTTTCAAGAGGTGGAAAATAATGATTAAATCTTGATTTTTCAATGATATTTTTAAAATCTGATAGAGCATTTGCTCCCTGTGTCATCTTATTTAATTTTTGATTAAATAATACATTAAGAGCTTGAGCAACTATTAAAACATCATTTGTTATATAAGCTTTTTCTTCTTCAGTTAAAATATGATTTTTTTCTCTTTTTTCATTATAATCAATTGAAAGTTTTGAGATTTCCAGATTAAAACTTTTAGCAATCTGATCAACAGAAAAAGGAATTATTTTTAATGAATCATAAAAAGTAACTTTTTTAGAATGATTTTTATCTTTATTAAAATAAACTGTTATAGAATAAAACATTCCCATATCAGATATTAAAGTTGTAAAAGTTTTTTCATCTCTTTCTTTTATATTTTTTATATGTTTAAATCCATTATTTAAAAGATAAGAAATAATGAATTCTCCATCAAATTTTAAATTATGAAAATATATTTCAGGATTCTTTTCAGCTTTGCAAAATTCAAAAAATGATTCAATATTATTTCCATATTTTATATTTTTTTCATTTCCAATTTCACAAACTGCCCATGCCCACACCCATGTTTCATCTTCAATCCATGTAGCTGTTTCAAAATCTCCTGTATATTTTTTCATTTATTTCATTCCTTTATAAACTTTCATAATAATTTTTTATTAATTTTTGAACTTCTAAATAATAACTATCATCTTTACTCATTGCCAAGCTCATTCTTCCTTCTTCCACATCATATCTTAATTTAATATCTGTAAGTTCTGAATTTTGAATAGCTTCCCAAAAATCTAAAGGATTTTTATACATTTTAGCCATTTCAACAACTTCTTTTCTTCCCATTTTTTCATAAGCTGTAATAAAATTTTGTTGAAATATTAAAGCTTTTTTAAATTCATAATCTGTTCTCCCTTGCTTCAATATTGAGCTTGATATTCTTTTAAATTGAGCAACATCTCCAGAAGCAAATTTTTCAAAACTTTTTAAAGTAGCTTTTATTTCATTTGCTCTTATATTTCCTGTTCCAATAGTTCTTGATTCTAATCCAGCAAGTTCTCCAGTTAATCTTCTTTCTGCTCTGGCCTTTGCTCTTTTTACTTCATTTAATTCCCATTTTGTAACTTCAAATCCTTCCAAAGAAACTCCAACTTGTTGCATAGGATTTTGAAATCTTTTTAATGATCCAATTAATCTGTTTAATTCTTTTCTTGTTGTAATTCCAGATTTTAAATCACTATAATTAAGCAAATCTGGAAGAACTATTCCAGAATTACTTAAATTTCCAATTGTTTTATTAAATGAAGAAACAGCTTTTCCAAGTTTAATGTAATCAGATCTTGACCATCTTATTTTATTTGCCATCTTCTTTGTACCTTACTTCATTTAAATAAACTTTGAATCCTCTTTTTTCAATCTTCTTATAATATGAAACAAGTAAAACTTCTTTTAATAAATCAAAGAACTTTTCATTGAATATCTTGTATCTGTTTCTTATTTTATAAGTTTCTTCATTAATATAACTGTCAATTCTTGTTTTGAAATTTCTTCTATAAAAAGCTGAAGAAAAATAAAATCTGAAATTTTCATAATCATAATAAATTGGAGATTCTTCAATATTCTGATAAACTCTAACTTCTTGACCTTCGTTCATTCTCCTGAATTCCTTTCTTTTAATATACTAATAGAAGGAATCAATCCTTCTATTAGTTTATGCTTCTGGATAAAATTCAACAGCTATATATTTTCTTTTGTTTTTTGATGTTCTTTGTGTTATATATGTTGGTAATCCATCAGCTTTTAATTCTTCATGTTCTTCTTCTGATAATGCTTTCAAATTATCTGTTAAAACTTTTCCACCAAAGAAAAATGTTTTTGGATCTTCATCAATTATGAAAACAACATATTCTCCATCTGTTCCAGTAATAAAAGCATAATCTCTAATTGTAATTGTTTTTTCAAGTAATTCTTCTGTTTCTCCTTTTGTTCTTCCTTCCATAAATTCAATTCCTTTTCCTGAATTCATGCTAATTGCTTTCTCTTTTAAACTCATAATAAACTCCTTCTGCTATTTTATGGATAGCTCCAAAATATTTTTTTCTTCTTTTACATCTGGAAAAATTAAAAAGATGGCTATTTATGTGAGAAATATTTTATCTTCTGTTTATAAAAAACAGAATGTTAAAAACTAACTGTAATGCTCCATTAATTCCTTTAATTGTCTTATTCTTAATTCAGCAACATTTCTTATTTCTGAATTAATATCATAGTTATGAACTATTATTTCTGTTTCCAATATATCAATTTCATTATATAAATCTTCTATTGGAATTACTAAATAATCTGTTTCCTTACCTTTTATTATCATTTTAAACTCCTTCCAGATATTCATTTTGTAAAACATCTATTTCATCTAACAAATCTAATATTTGATTCCATCTATAAACTATTTCATCTGAATAATATTTTTCTCTTATAGATAGAGAATCAGCTTCAATATTAAATTTTACATTCTTTTTTATAATTTCTAAATCACTCATTCTATATATCCTCTTTTCTAAAATGGAAGATTCTCTGATATAAATACTTTATCAATATTACTTAAAACATTTTGAATCAATACTCTTGCTTTTTCTGAATATTGTTTTCCTGTTATCTTTCCAGAATAATAACTTTCTTGTAATGTTTTTCTCTGATTCTCCCATTTATTTTTATCTTTTAAATAATATCTCCCTTCAGATAGTTCTTCTATCTGTTCGCAAAGAGATTTTTTAGAAAGCAAACTTATATTCCAATCATAGATCATCTTTATCATCTCCTGTAATGGCCAAACAAATTGTAAAAACTCCAGCAAGTCCACCAATTAAAAATCCTAATAAAAACATATTATTCTCCTTTACAATAAGTATCTCTTACTTTTAAAGTAACTTTATTCTTAATATTACTAAATTTTCTTGATTTTTCAACTACCTTCTTTTTATTATTTATAGATCTTGAAATTATAAAATCATCAACCGAATCACAAAATTCAAGATATATTTTATCCATTTCATCTAAATAATCTTGCAAAGTATCCATTATAAAAATCTCCTTTCTAATACTTCTGTTTCTTCTGGAGAAAGTCCTTTTTGTAATGAATAAACTTCAATAACTTCCAGATTAATAAAATCCATGTAAAAATTTTCTATGTAATTTTTAAATTCTTTAATTATTTTTAATTCTCTATCATTAAAATTTCTCATTTTCAATTATCTCCCTTATTAATTTATTTTTCTTTAGTTTTCCTGAATTAATTATTTTATATATTGCTTCAATTTTTCTTCTGTATCTATCTTTTAAATCTCTTGAAATTGAATTAGCAAATTCTAAATCTTTAATTCTTGCTTCTAATTTTTTAATTTCTGGATCTTCAACATTAAGTAATTCTTTTTCTAACTTTTCAAAATCTTTTTCCAGAATTGTTTTTTCTTCATTTACATCATCTTTTACATCTGAATAATCTAAATCATATCTTATTATTTTTCCATCTACAACATAATTAATTAAAATTATTCTTTCATCTTTATTTTCAATTTTTGAAATGTTCCAGATGTTATTAAGTGAAATGATTTCTCCATTAATAAATATCATTTTATTTTCCATCTTTTATTCTCCTTCATAACATAATTCATACATAATCCAACATATATCAAATATTAAAGTAATAATCAATAATATTGGAAATCTTTCCATTAATCCAACAAATATTGCTGGAATAATTCCAGTTAATAATCCTAATAAAAATATTATAAATAAAATTTCTCCAATCTTTCTCATA